TCCGTACAAACGTTGCATACGTGCCCTGCAAAAACAGCGCAGTGAAGATAACCGACAGATTCATGTGTGCGGGCGCATGGTGCGGGGCGTGCATGCACCACAGCAACCGCACCTTGTGACACGTCCAGTGATAGACGAAGTGACTTAGTTCCCACACGATATAGGCATAGACAAACCATCGTATTCGGATGGTCGCCGTGAACGGCGCGAGCTTGGAGAAAAATGCCTGCGTCCAGAGGAACACTTCGAGACTGACGAGCGCCGCAATGATTGCATTCGCGACGTACATCAGAACGGGGATTTTGTAGGCGGCAGACAGGCGGGCGGGCGTGCGACGGTTGATCCACACCAAGAACGCCAGTTCGATCACTAGCAGCGCTGGGAATATCGGGGCAATGAATGCCTCAATTCCCGGAAGCGTTCCTAGTGCTCTCCATCCTAGCTGATGCGCTTCTGACAAGGCGGCTATGCCGCCAGTGCCAAAAAATTCAACCGCTTTATCGTGTAACCACATTTTCAACCTCGCTTGTTCGTTGGCTGGATTATAACCAACCAAACAAGCAGGCCGATCTCCACTAGGTCGGAGCGCTCACGCATCCCTTAAACATCGGCGTTTGCACATTGTAAAACGTCTTCCATCGCGCATCGCTAGGGGCGATCTGAGCCTGACCCGGATACACAGAAGGATCTTGTGGGCCTGAGAAATATGCGATTACTTGAGCGCTATCTGCACTTAACTGAACGCTGATCATTAGATTGAATACCCGGAAATGAATACGTTGGCGCCGCCAAAGGTTCCAGATGCAACGCCAGCAGACCAATAAAATGTTTGCATGGTAAGCATTTTCAATTTTGAGTATGAACCACCCGAAACGTTCTGAATTGTGCCGCTCGTGCTGTTCCCCGCCGATTGAACCTGACCGACCCCCGCAGGCGATCCCGCTATAGTAACGGACGCGTTAGTGGTTGCCGTCCCGGAAACTGACATAAAGCCGCTAATGTCTTTGGCATTTTGTGGCACTATTGCGGCGATATTAACAGCGGTCAAACTTGCGATTTGACTCGCGGTGCTTGCAGCGCTGGCGAGCAAAAAAGAATATTCTCGGTCCACTTGCAAGCCGACAACGAATTGCTTACTCGCATTCGTCGGCCATACACCGATCAACGCCGATGCCGTGTAACCGACAGGCATATTTGCGCCGCCATACACGTTAGGCGCGATCGCTGAGGTAGTGTCCTTCGCCAGCAGTGCACTCGTCTGCGTCGCCGGGTTGTAGATCGCATACAGCGCGACGTAGCCGCTTACCGGCGCAGTACCGGTATCCATGCCACCCGCACCAGTAATCGCGAGATTAATCCCCTTATTGAAGTTGGCGAGACAGTATCGCAATCCACCCAGCGCCGTCTCAACCACAATCTCATCTGCCGTCAGCGTAGCCGTAGCACTGGCTGCCGTGACGCTCATCACCAGATTGCGCATCGAGCCGACGACCCCGAGAGACACCGTTGATTTCAGGTTTGCCAACAGCGTTGCTATGGTGCCGTCGTCAACTGCAGGTTGGCCGGTGACGTCAACAATAAGTTGGGCCAGCACAGCAGCCATGATGGACGACTGGCGAAGCGTCTTGTTCACCTGGCCCGAAGCTGCGACGCCAGCCTGATAGCCCGTCGACACTGCACCGAGCGCAGCGTAAGCCGATTGCGTTACGACGTTGGCACCGCCGCCAGTTGCAAACGGGAGGAAATCGTTCGTTGCCATTCATACTCCAGAAAGCGAAAAGCCCGCACGTAGCGGGCTCAGAAATGAAAAGCCCCGCTCAGTGGCGGGGCTGGATGACGTTATTTGTGACTGGTACGGCTAGTACAGGCGATACCAAGTCGTGGTCGACCCGCGACATAGGTATGCGTTGCCGACCCCAGCCGCGAGCGACGCGGGCGCGCTAGATACCGTGCTTGATGCAGACGATACGGTCAGTGCCGTGATGGCCTGTGACGACGAGTAGCGGGCAATAGAGCCATCGTAACCAGCGGTGCACGACGGCAAAGCAACCGTGAGCGCGGCGAGTGTTCCGGCAGGGGCGATAACTGCCGTCTCAGTGCCGCTCGAGAGAGTTACCGTTGTACCGGTCAGCGGAGTGCTGAACGTATAGCCCGCGTCGACTTCTTGAGTACCGTGGGTCCCGCTATTCACCCACGTCATGCTGTTTGAACCGCCTCCTTGCGACGTCAGAACTTGACCGGACGAACCAGCGTTCGCGGGGAAATTGAAGTTCCAAGGCGTTCCGGTCGCGCCGTTCTGCAAGGTGACATTTCCGCCGCCGCCCGCCGCATTAGCCAGACTCAGATTTCCGGCTTTTGAGCCATTGACACCGAGTGTTAGGGAGCTTTGAATCCCCATGTTCGCACTCGGTATAATCTGGACGTTCCCTGTTGCATCTTCATAAACGGAAGAAAACAGCGACGTTCCGCCCGAGTTTCTCGACTTGAACTGAATTGTTTGGGAGGCAACGTTGTTCCCGATGCCCGCTGCGCCGACAGACATTGCGGTCGTATTGGGGGCATCATCGATAGCAATCCCTGCTGACCATCCGAGCGTCGCCGCGACGTTTGCCGGTGCAATCTCAATGCCATATGCGCCACCCGATGGAATGCTCGCCATAGCGCCGACAATTTTCACTCCGATGGCGGTCCCGGTCAGACCACTCGCGCCATTGAGATAGACATCGGATTCCATGCCAACGGTAAGGAATGCGGTTTGCCCCGTATCATTACCGCTTGCCGCATCGAAGTTGGTTGCAACGAAATTCGCGCCCCATTGCTGGGTGTTGTTCGCGTTCGACATACCCGAGCCGAAGACGCCGACCGAGCCTTTGACCGGGCTGGCGCTGCGCGCGTAGCCTGCTAAGCCGGTGTTGATGCTGTTGGTCCAGACGGTGTCGGTTGACGGTGTATCGATGGATGCTGTGAATGCCGAAGCAGTTCCGTGGGTATTGTTCCCATTCATCGACGAAGCGGGGAAATTATTCAGGTTGAACCAAGCCGGTTGAAATACCGTACCGTAAGTGCCCCACAACGGCGATGGGAGACTTCCTAGGTTTGCCAATGCCGCGCTCACTGTTGCGCCACCCGTCCCACCCGATGCAACCGGGATCGGCGACGACAGGCCGGTGATCGTGCCGCCAGTGATGGCGGCGGATGCGTTGTTCGTCTTGACGGCAAGAGCGCTGTTTAGCTGTCCAGCAGAGAGGATTTGACCGGGCGTGAACTGCGCACTTGCGGAGCAGGTTACGGCGGCGACTAACAGACCTACAAGAATACGTGCAATCATGCTTTTCATATCAGTTTTCATCCGAGCGTGGATGTATCGAGGACGAATGTATAGTCGAGGAAGTTCTGGTTGATGATGCCCGCAACACCCCACGATCCAACATCAAACCCGGAAATATATTGGTTTTGGACGTCAAACCCGAAGAGCGGCGTGTTATTGACGGATGAGAAAACGTAGTTGGCAAGCACGCCCTCCGGTCGAAGCGGAAGATAGCCACCCGAAACTAATGCCACCAGCAGCGCGCTCGGAATTGTCCCGGAGATGCCCACTGTCATCGTCATGTCCTGGTTGTCCTGGATAAAGATGTTGCTTCCAGAACCGCCGAACAGATTGGCATAGGCTGCTGCGGCAGCGGGAATCGTTCCATCCCACGAATTTGCTGCGATCTTGGCTCGCAATAAAGTGCGGTATGTTGGATCGTCCATCGATGTAAGGCCCGCGCTCGGATCGAACGGCCCTTGCCAGTTACCTTGATCGAAACCGAGTCCTGCTGTGTCGAACGAAAAGTAGACGCCCAGCGGCGTCTTCACGTTGCGCGTAATCCCAATCCAAAGGCCTACGATATCAAGCTGTGCGCCAATGGCAGTATCGAGATCGAACGCGACTGATAGGCCGTTGACGACATTCTGTTGGTCGACGAAGCATTGAGCGACGGCGGCGACCATCGCCGAAAATTTCGGACGTCCTGAATGCTCACTGGTGATGAGACCGGTATAGTCGGTAGCGGCCGCCATTTACGTCACCGTCAGGGTTACGCTTGCCGGAGTGGCCTGTCCGGCATGGTTGAATGCCAGCGGCACATCAGGCGTGCCAGCACCTCCCGGGCCCGTCAGCGTGAGCGACGTGATACGGAACGTATTGCTGCCAGAGACAGATTTCGCCGCAGACAGAGCCGAATCCCACTCCACCGTGCCACCCGGCGCGCCACCGATTGCGACTGTGTTGATGTACGCCGAAACAGCCGTTTGGATTGCTACGCCTACAGCCGACGTATAGCCAGCCAACGCTTTCAGCGCAACCGCAACCGTGATCGGGTCGTAGGTAGGGCGATAGAAATTGATGTTGTGCGCGATTCCGTAGGCATCCGTGACTGAGATCGTCGTCGTGCCGAAGGTGCCAGTGCCAGGCGTTTTCTTGGCGGCAATCGCATTGGCAATGGCAGTCGAATCTCCGCCTTCCACTACCAGATAAATCTTGTTGCCAGGCACGCCATTCGCGTCGGTCGTGCTCAGATCATTTTCATACGGCGTGACGCGCGTAACGCCTGTCACAGCCCATATGGCCCCTACCGTTCCTTCCAGCACCGTGCGGGATGGCAACGCAGTGGAAGTGGATTGCCGCACACGCAATTGCGAATCTGTTTCGACCGGAGCGCCAGCATTGGCAGCGCTCGCGTTCGTCACCGTCTGCCAGCCAAACGTGGGCGTGGCGATCTGGTTGACCGTTCCGATGGACGCCTGAATGGCGCCCGCCGTCTGGCACGTTGCCGTGACCGTGATAGTGCCGCTCGGAGGGATGACTACCGATGCCGGCAGCGACCACTTATTGTTGTTCGAATCCTGCGTCAAGCCATTGATGATCGGCGTGCCGGCTTGACCGATGATGATCTGATCGACAGTCGAATTGGATGGAATATTCTTCGTCAGTCCATTTATCTTGACTGCACTCGCGAGTCCGGCGCCTTGAGCGGTGGCTGGCGAGCGCGCGTTGTAGTCAGCGATGATGGCGGCGTTGGTATCGTTGATAGCCGAGGCCTGGATGCCGAGAAACTGATAGTCCTGGGAGTCAGCACCCAGGTAAACGTCCGCGCCGTAGATGCCCTGATATTTCGCGATGAGATACGCGAGCACATCTGAAAATGCCGGCGCGGTGATACCGGTCGAACTGATGACGGGCGCAACAGAAGTGATAATCGTCATAGGGTCGTCGTGAACGTTGTGGTGCCGTACTGCGTATCAATGGTCGCCGTGACCGTCAGAGAGCGAGCGGTCGTGTTGACCGTGCTCGAGTAACTATCGATCTGCGTCACACCTTGGGTGCCTAGGATTCGGTCACTGATCGCTGCGTCGTATTGGTCCTTGGTGTACTTGCCAAGCACTTGTGAGGTCCACGGCGTGCCATCGGTCACGTCCAAAAACCACTCGCCCGTGAACAGTGCCAGCCGAGTCTTGACCGCTTGAGCGACGGCTTCCGGTTGGTCGCGGTAGAAATCATTTTGCTGATGACCCCAGACGTAATCGCCCGTGACCGGATCGGTTTTCCTGTAACGCATTGAGGATCCTTAAATCGGCGGCCCAACATTCCCACCTTGAGGGTCGGCATGGATGTGAGTCTTGCCAGACTTGGTACCGGCGATCACATCAGTCTGTCCAGTGATGATCCCGGTCGCGGTCATGCTTCCCGAGATGGTGCTGGCGGTCGACGCGCCCTGCACGTTCTGGACATTGATGATGCCGGTGATGGTCACGGTTGGCGTTGTCAGCGTCATGCCGCCAGGCGCCACGACATTGACGATCTTGCCGCCCGGGTCGACCTCAACGTACGTCGTCCCATCGTTGCTGCGCAGTTGTGCCGTCGCCGTGCTGATTCCGCTGATCTTTGTCTTCTGGGAAAAGAACCCAACGAAGGCGAAACCGTCGCTCAGGTCATGGATGCGCGGCTCCATGGGAGCTTGAACACCTCCAGACTGCCACCACCCATCGATACACCGCGCGGCGAATACGACTAGGCATTCGTCACCCTTCGCGACCGGGAACGTCAGCGTGCAATTGCCGCCGCGGGGGAAGTGCACAGGCACGTCCACGAGCAGCGGCATGTTGACGAATTGCGCCTTGCCATCCGGCGTATGAACGATGCCCTTGATGGCAATCTGTACAGTCGCAGTTACCGCTGAAGCACTGAACGATTGGATGATGCCGGGCATCGAGGTCCAAAGGCCCGTACGCAATCCATCCATTGCGACGCGCAGAGCCTCCTCTGGGTCGTCCCACCTCTCTCGCGAATCTATTTCACACCTCTGCTATTGGCCGCCACTGGCCACCGCATTTACGTAAGTCGAGGACAGCGGTGCCGTACCGTTGACGCCAGCGCAAATCATTTCGGAATAGAAGTTTGGTCCACGCGTGTCGCCCGTCTGGCTTAGCGCATAGACCTTGTAGAACCCGTCAGCATCAAGGCTCGGGAAATAGTTCGTCGCCGTGTAATCCACGCTCAACGCGGCTTGCTGAATGCTGGCGTTATTGATCTGGATTTGACTGCCGGGCGTGATGTTCGGATTCAGTAGGCACTTGACGATAATTCCGTCGACCGTCTGCGTCGGGACGCCAACCATGCCGGTGTCCGAGGTCAGCACAACGGATTGCCCCGGCATGTAGCCGTTGAATGGAACCATGTGAAGTTGCCCATCTCGAACGGTCCACTGCGTGCCAGAAGCGCCAGCCAGAGCACGCATATTGTCTCGGGCCATGCCGTACATCACCTTGCCGCGGGGAAGTTGCGCCGGCGAGAACTGCGGTGTGTAACCAGCCTTCACCCCGTAGCTCGACATCGTTTGAATCAGCGCGTTGTGATAATCCGTCTGGCTCCAGCCGGCGGCCAGCGTCGTGTTGACGACCGCCCAGTTGTAGACCTGGTCACCGTCAGCGGCGATGATGTCAATGAACGTATCGGTCGCGTTCTCGCGCCCCTTGCGAACCTGCTTGATAGCGCCACCGAAGATCTGGCCCAAATTGCCGTCATAACCAGCTTGCAGGAAGACTTGCGTGAACTCCTGCTGAATGCTGTTTGCCGTTGCGGTGCTGACGTTGTAGACGCGGATCGTCGTGTGCTTCGGGCTCTGTGTCGTC